CAAGCGTGGTACGAGAAGGATGGGGATGACCTCCCCACACTCTTCATAGGGCAGATAAGTACTAAGATTACCACAAAGAGTGGGGCAGACATAATCACTGTCCTGTACTGTGGAGACTCCTATACACTGAAGAAGACATTCAGGCATGTAGAGACACTCCCCTCAAGTAACACCTTCAGGCAGAACCTAGAGAGGATCTTTGTTATAGCAGCCTCCGCTGGTGTCCCTCAGGGTAACTTCCTCCCAGAGGATGCTGAGATACCCCTAAGGGCAGACTACAACCTAGATAAGAAGTCCCTCAAGGGGTGGATTATCGATGGTAAGTTCTTTGAGCAAGTAGCCAAGCTATGTAACTCCATTAACTACAGGAGTTACACAGCCAAGGGGAGGCTCTTCATTGAGCCTAAGAGCTTTGTTGCCAAGGATGTGGATGTAGTAGAGGTCAATGCCAACAATATCAAAGAGAACCTCAGCCAACTGACAGACTCATCCACTAACTTCACTACAGAGAAAGAGCAGCTCAATGGAGTATCATTCTCCACGTACCTCAATGGGGATATCTCCCCAGAGAAGACTGTCAAGTTAGTAGAGGTGGGAGACCTTAGTGGTCAGTACGAGATATCATCTCTACGCCATGTACTAGATTTAGAAGGCTCCAAGTGGGATACCGTTGTGGAGTGTAAGAAACAGATACTACCATCTTAGGGGGACTAAGTGCCAGATATTAATGATGGGATAGTTAGGCACATAGCCAGCTACCTAGATAACCACGTATACACAGCTATCCCAGCAGAAGTAATAGGGGTGTCTAGATTCCAAGAGGATAGCCTTATAGATGTAAGGCCCTCCATTAACAAACTCTACGAGGATAGGTACTACCTCTCAGCACCAGCCCTCCTAGAGAACGTCCCTGTGATGTTCCCCAGTGGAGGTGGAGGCATGATAAGCTTCCCTGTAGCTGTAGGAGATACAGTACTCCTAGTCTTCAATAAGTATAGCATAGAGAACTGGCTGGAGAGCACTGGGGGGCAGGTTACCCCGGAGGTAGCAAGGTCATTCAATCAATCGGATGCAGTAGCCATTCCAGGGCTCTACCCTATGGCCAACAGCCTTAGGCCTGACCCTGTGGATATGGAGATTAAGTTTAACAACTCCTCCCTTAAGTTTAGGTCAGACGAGAGTGGTAATGGCCTCAACCTGTCCACTACTGGAGATATAAACTTCTCCACGGATGGTGTTGTTGCCGGGACTACATCCACTACTTTCAGTGTCACTAATGATAGTGATGGAGTGGAGTTAGTGGATATCTTAGTACAGACACTACAAGCAATTAATGATGCTACTACGCTGACCTACTACGGCCCTAAGCCTAAGATAGAGCAGGCAGCTATACAAGTACTAATAGACCAGTTATCCACATTGAAGGCGTAACGATATGACAGATATTACAGGGGCAACCCTCTATACGAAAGTAAGGGCTAACACGATAACCGCTTTCGGGGGAGACCCAGAGGATGCGGAGAAAGACGACCCAATCACAGATGATGTCTATATCAAGGCACTATGTAACGCTATAGCAGACGAAGTTAACGCTTGGATAGACACCGTATATGCAACACACACCCACGCAGGCTCCCCAACAGCACCGAGTGGGATTGTCTCCCCCACTGGCGTACCTACTCCATAAGGAGACCCTATGGCATTCGTAGACTTACTACTAGATGGCAGTGGTGACCTAGACCTCACTAATGGCCAGCTCAGCCTCACCCCTGACCTACAGACTGTCATTAGGCAGAAGGTACAGATCACCCTGAGGGCATTCAGGGGGGAGTACTTCGCTGACACAAACTTAGGGGTACCTTACCTTGAGAATGATAACAACTCAGTACAACTCCTAGGGGATCGTATCCCAAAGGATATCTTCGACACCTACACGAGGGAAGCAATCCTCAGCGTAGATGGCGTAGTCAGTATAACAGAGTACTCCTCTGAAGTCAACAACACAGGAGAGAGCTTAACTATAAAGTTCTCTGCACAAATAGAAAGTGGTGACGTCATCAGCACTACAGACACTATCACACTTTAACCTTTGGAGGGGATATGGCAGGGTTAGACAGCACAGGATTTACTACGAAGGTACTCTCAGAGGTCATCTCTGACTTAGAAGGGTATGAGAAGGAGTTTATTGATAGCAATATCTCCACAGAGAGTGACGAGGTATTGGGGCAGCTTAACACTACAATAGGCACCCCATTGCAGTCCCAATATGATCTAGGTCAAGCAGTATATGATGCCTTCAACCCACTCACTGCAGAAGGTGTCTCCTTAGATAACCTAGCAGCATTGATCAGTATCACACGTATAGCTGGGGCAGCATCCACTACGGAGTTCCAGTTACTTACGGGCACTGAGGGTGCATCTATCACCCAAGGGAGTATCATAGAGAACCCCATCAATGGGGATAGGTTCACTATGGATAGTACTACTGTACTATCTTTATCGTCTTGTGTGTCGGCTACTTACACAGTCAAGCAAGTATTGAACACCACAGAGTATACATTGACTATTAATGGGAATGTTGTTACATACACATCTGATGCAGATGCTACAGCTGCTGAGATCGTAGCTGGCCTTAAGGCGTATAACGATGTCACATACACTTCTGCTACTTGGACTCTAACAGTAGATGGTGCCACTGATGAGTTAACTATAGCTACATCAGATTCCAGTGACATATCCATATCATCTATTACATACATCTCAGCTGACTCTGTTAGTGACTATGCAAGCGCATCTTCTGTGGAGATCAGTGGGGTAGTAGCTCCCTCCGAGAGTGTCACTGGTATCATCACCACTACATCTGGATGGGTAAGTACATCTAATACTGCATCATATATTGTGGGTAGGGAGACTGAGACAGATACTGAGCTTAGGGCTAGGCTGTTAGTCTCTCAGCAAGCATCCAGTAAAGGCACTTTAGAGGCCATTATAGACTCCCTCAACAATGTCGCTGGGGTCAGCTCTGCAACTGTAGCAGAGAACGTAACTATGGTGGACAACACTGGCAGTGGTGGATTACCTCCCAAGAGTTTCGAAGCTGTGGTGCAGGGGGGATTAGATGGAGATATAGGCTTAGCCATCTGGGAAGCAAAACCAGCAGGGATAGAGTCCTACGGAGATACACCCGAGGTCATAGTAGATAGCGAGGGAGAGAACCAGACAGTCTATTTCACTAGGCCTACCATATTTGAAACTGAATGGACAATTACTTTGGAGACAGCACCCGGTGCCAGTACCCCATTAGACGTAGAAACTACCATACAAACTGCAGTAGTATCCTATGTTGATTCATTGGGTGTTGGGGTAGATGTTATCCCTAGTGCTGTATACCCTCTTATCTATGATGCACTGGCTGGCATTATCGTGACATTGATTGAAGTCAGGGAACTAAGTACTGGTAGTTACGTTACTGATGTACTGCCTGTATCCTCAGACTCCTTTGCCAATGCAGAGACAGGTAATATCAGCGTCACAGGAGCATAACATGACAGAGGCTGTATTGATAGACCAAGTTGAGCTTGGTCTAGATAGGATGCTCTCCCAGTGGGATGACAAGCCTATCATAAGAGGACTCTTCCAGTCCTACCTCCAAGGGGTACAAGATGTAGAGGATATGTGGTTTCAGCTTATGAATGAGCGAGACCTTGTATCAGCTATCGGAGCACAGCTTGACATACTAGGGAGCATAGTTGGAGAGGATAGACTGGGGAGGGATGATGAAGACTACCGTGATGCTATCTATAACCGTATAGCGATTAACACATCAGACGGCACACCCCCACGGGTGACAGAGATACTCAAGCTTATCTCAGGTGGGAGTGAAGCCAAGATCATGGAGTACTTCCCAGCTTCAGTGTTCTACTACAGTAATGGTTTCTTGACTAATGCAGCAGACACCACCATGTCGGATTCCACTGCCGCAGGAGTTAAGAGTCGAGTAATGTTTAGCCAAGGGGGAGAGACATTTATCCCCTCTGGAATACAAAGGACATTAGATAACTTAGTAGACAATGTTGGGGATCAAATAATAGATAATGTAGGGGACTCTATGGTAGTGGCCTCTGTGTCTACTATTCCCTTTGGGACTAACTCATTCCTGCCATATACACACTCCGTAGGGACGTACATACCTGAAGTGGGCACTGCCGGGGAATGGTGGAGGCTGGAGTCTACTCCTAATAGCGATGAGCCATTCACACACTCAAACATGGGGGTACTGGCACCTCGGGTTGTCTTACAAAGTGGTGGGACTCTACACTATGG